CTATCGGGATAGTTGTAAGGGTTTAATTTTTCCATCTTGATATTCACAAACCCACAGGCTGGCGTTAAATAATGAATCAATTGCTTCTTGTTCTGATTTAAATTTTGTCGCTGACTCCAGATCTTTCACAAGGCGAATTACACCATCTGACCACACTTGAGCATATTCATAATATTTTTCATCACCTTTAATGCTACTATTTGTGATTCCAATATACTGTTTTGTCACCTGATTATTCTCTATTTTACTTTGGAGATATATTTATAACACAGGCAACAAAAAAGCCCACCTTTAGATGAGCTTTTAGATACTGGTGAAAGCATAACAACTTGCCACCATAACACGAATTTAAACCAAGTGTGCTGCACTGTCAAGATTGCAACATATCTATTTTCCCATCCAGGTATGCAAGACCTTTGTCAATTTCCGCTCTAATCGTAGCTTTACTGCATTTATGTGCAATTGCAATTGATAAATACGACCACTCATTTTCATAATAAAGTATTAAATACCATGCTCTTGAGGCTAAATACTCACGACTGTCATTGTGCATTGATGCGAGTAATTTACTTACCTGCACTGCCTCAAAATCATTAATCTCACATACCATAGATACGCGACTTGCGCGGACTCTGCTTTTGTCATTTTGGTCAATTAGTATTGCTAATGGATTGGCTGTTACATTAAATTTTACTGATCTTACCCAAAGCCCATATTGTTCTAACCACTGGTGGGCAGAACGCTTAGACCAATCCATGATTTGTTTTTTCACTACTGCATTCATGCCCTATCCCTCAAAACTTGGCAAATCTTTTAAAAACCAACATTGCTGCATCACGTGCATGCTCATTCGTACGACCAACCCAACCAGTCATACGCTTAAAATCCGTAGCTTTCTTTTTCGTTGCATTTGCTGCTGGATGAACCATTAAAAATTTAAAACCCTGCTCTTTGCACCAATCCTCCCAAATTTGCGCATCACGCTTTACTGATCCAACACCTTGAGACTTTTCACGACCTCCAGTGAACCAGGTACGCTTCCGAGCATCTTCAATGTATAAACAGACGTTACTGATTCCCCATTGTTCAATTAATTCCTTTACCTTCTCCATTGCCTGAGTAATTGATAAAGACCCCACTTGCTCCAGCTCCCCACCATTGCCACGGTCTGCAGCAACGGCGAAGCCTGTATTCACTCCTGTATCAATACCAATCAGGATTTTAGTCATTCAGTACAAACTCCCGATCATCTTTGCAGAAACATACATAGCCAACTTGTACGGTTAAATTGCGGTACCCAATGCCTTCATCAAAATCGAATAAGCGGTCGCCGTGCTGATACTTCAAGCTATTAAAGAATGGTTGCTTCGTGAAAAATGGTTCAAATTCTTTCCGTAAATCCACTTCTTGAATGACCTTCACATCTGCTTCAAGACAGCTAAACGGCGTGCCATCATTCAAGCGCCCCATTACTCGCCCATCTTCCACTCGATCTAAAACGCCGTAGCCATGAAAGCGTTTTCCAGAATAGTCAGTTGCAGACTCACTGATGAAATCTACTTCTACGCGGTCGCCTTTTTTCATGATGTCACCCCAATCCATTTAATTTCAGAGCTTCATTTACATGAAGGTCAGTAACTATTGTTGTTGGTGCAATATGATTTCTAATGTCGGATACATCGTCCGTGCGGTCATGGTCAGCAAGTGCTGCACGGATGTCTTTAAGGTGAATATCGCTACTACATCTAATAAACCCGTTTGTATACATCCCCATATGAGCGTTCCAGCACACAGCCCATTCGGGTGCACCATCCACAATTTCACGCATTCTCTCGATTGTTAAATTCATGATTTCACCTTCTCAGATTTGCGCTTTTCTCTAAGCTTCTTGGTTCTCACTATCGATGCAGCTTTATCGCATCCAACACAGCAATTGTTTGACGTATATCGCAAGGTTCCACCACACGCCTTGCAAGTGGTTCCGTGATAGCGCTTTTCCCCCTTGTTGAGCGCTTCATTTCTCGCGGTAACGCTTGGGTTGTTTCTTCTTGCACGCGCTTCTGACACAGCACTCGCCATCACTTCACGCATGGTCTTTTGAGCTTTGGGTTTTGAATTATTCCAACCCTTGTTGTATTCCCCCGAAAAGCCTTGAGGCAATTGCTCGATAGCACCACCATTTGATAAGAATGCTTCGAGCTGTGAATCAAGCTCATCTCGAAGTGATTTCTTCTGCTCCATCTGTGCAAAGGTGGTGTTTCTGCCGATCTGGACGGCTTGAATGCGTTGCTGTAGTAATTCGTTCATGCTGCACCAGCCTTACCCACCATAAAGCTTGGCGGCGTTGGTAGGGTTTGCTCAGTTGGTTTCCATAAGTGCAGGCAGAATGGATGGTTATTCACATAGTCGCTTTTAGGTGGGTGATACTGAATTACGCAATCATCTTCACCCCAAAACAGGGACTTGATGAAACACATTTCTTCCCAAGTTGGACAGCGTGTTGGAAGTGAAACACTGACATGCTCCCAACCCATTTGATCACTAGCAATGACAGTGAAAACACATTTCTTGGTCTTCACCCAAAATGCACCATTGTTCCCATAGCTCTCATTGCTCGCCAATGGTCCCGATTTAATTCTGAATTTCTCTGGAACAATAAAACTCACACCCCACCTCCTACCAAAGCAGCAATATCTCTAGGCACAGGCACACCATCACGGCGACACATTTCTGCATATGCCTCTAGGTTATCAAACGGATCTGGACCAAGCTCTTGCTTTACTTGTTGCGATTTTTCAGTTGGTTTTAATTCCTGAGGTTTAACAACATGGCGGTTACGCACGTTCAGTTTTTTCTTTAGGTTTTCCAGAGTTAATCGAGCATCTTCTTTTTCAACTGGCACATGCTCTTTCTTCTCGTTATTCCAAGTCAGTTGAGCAGGTTCCTGATACCACTCTTGCACACGACCTTTCAATTGAGCTTCGGCAAGGTATTCCTCATACAATCGAATGAATTCACGTTTAGCCTCATACATCTCGCCATCTGTGATTAACAGCATGACTTGATCCAAAGCGAACTTTGCAATCGTTGTAATTTCTTGGTATTGCTCTCTGTTATCAGCAAGCTTGGTTTTTTTATGATGCATGATCTTGGTGTACTCACATGCTTTCACCCATGCTTTTTGAGCATTCCACCAGTCTTGGCCAACACATAATTCTTTGAATTCAGCAAAGCTAGGCATGTACTTTTTGCCTGATGTGCTAAGCAAAACAATGCCACGATCAAACTGTTGTTTGGTTACCCCAGTCAATGCATTTCCTACAATCCCTTCGACCATGCTCAATGGAAATGCATTTACCCCTTCAGTAGGGAAATTCTTATTGAACTGCGATGCATACAATGCACGAAGTGTTGCAATCAGAAACCGAATATCATATTGAGTGATTTGGTTATTCATAGGTGATAAACCTCCACAGCATTTGAATCTGGTGTTACATCAATCACGGTTGATTGTGTTTGCTCGTTAAACATTTGCATGAAGTAACCAGGCTCACTTGGTGCTTGTTGAGCATGATTGTTTTGCGGGTTGGCAGAGTGATCTGGCTTTGGTGCAAATACACCTTGGTAATTTCCAATGATTGAGTTTTCAAGCGATTGGTTTGCTAATGCTCCGAATGACTCAAGTTTTTTCAGAATGAGTTTTACAGCGTTTTCAGTAAGTAGTTTTTTATTCGCTGTTCGCATTTCAACAAACTGAATCCAAAGATCACGATTCACGTTCTCAGGTAATTCAACTGGCTTTGCATCGAACAATTCTTTCTTCTGTTTTTTAGTTTTTTCAGAAGTCGAATTTGTTTTTTCGCCATTATTAATATTTGTTTTTGTATTAGTTGTTTTATAGTTGTTATTGTGGGTCGATATTTTCGACTGCGTGCTATCTAAAATATCGACTCCCCCCTCTAAAGATTCGACTGCAAAATCAGGTTTGCTATCTAAATTTTCGACGGCGTTTTTTTCGCTATCTAAAATATCGACTGCAAAAATACCGTCTGTTAAATCGTATTTTGCAGGCTGATTTGCGAACGATTTACGCACAATAATTCCGAGATCAACCAGCTTTTCACACCCCTTTAAAACTGAATCTTTGTTGTAGCCTGTACCCTCAATAAGTTGAGAAACGCTGATGCTATCCGTTGATTTATTCCAGCCACGAGTCTTGCGCACAATAAACAAATAGCAAGCCAAGGCAGGCCCTTTCATAAGAGCCATATACCCCTTATCCACCAAATCATTGGGGAGCATAAATGCGTTAGATAAAAAATTACTCATGCTATTTCCCACCCAATTTCACCAGACCGCGCTTTTCCAACTGACGAACAATTCGAGGTTCGACAAATTCGTTGTTGAGTTTGTAGCGTGTTCTGGACTTTTCTTTGACTTGAATTAATACAGCACCATCTTGCATGGCGTGACGGATTGCTACAGCAGCCCCCCCCATTTGAGTTGTGTGCTCGATAATGAAATAAGCCTCTTGTGCTGCAATGGCTTCATTCATTTTTGACAGAGGCATTGCAGCAAGTTCTTTGGCTGTGTAGATTTTCACTGGTTCTTGCAAAGGGATTGCAACTTCAATAGGTGTTTTTGAGACAGTAACGTCTTGTTTTCTTTTCGAAGAATATCTCATGACACACCACCCTGAATATTCAAGTAGAAACCAACCCTCTCACCCTCATATTTCAGCTCATCAAGTAGATCTTGTAATCCAAATTGATTTGCTCGATTAATGAGATGACGAATAAATTCATTTTTTTCATAATCACCGTCTTCATCGTCGCAATCACACTCACATTCATGGCCTTCACATTCAGTACAGTGAAAATCAACACCGCGATCAGTCAACTCAGTTGCGATTGATTCCAAATCTTCGCTGCTAGCTTGATCTATAAAATCCATTACATTTTCAAGAGTTGTCATCCCTCACCATCCTTGGGCTTAACATAGCCACCAAATGACTGAACTTTTTCTGCCTTAATCAGGCTGGTTATTACTTGGTGCGCTAACCAATTTGTAATACGGAAGCAATATGCCATCTGCTGAGCAAGCTCCTCTTTTGTCACCGCAGCGTTATCGGCTGGATAGCCACGTCGATTCAAATTTCCACACTTTGCTTGGTAGATTTTTTCCAGCATTTTCAAAGCAGGTTCATAGAAAGATTGAACCTGTTGTGACTGCTTATGCTCTGGTTGCTTTTGAAAATGTCCGTTCATGGTGCCCCCGATACAAATAATGCAACTGGAGGATCTAAACGGCGTTTGGCTTTAAGTTCAGCAGGAGTTGCAGTTCGAATTACCAAGCCAGACACACGGCCAATGCGGTGGTCTGTATGCCAAAACTCCCCGTCAAAACCTTTCAATGTGAACAAGTCTGTTACTGATAACAGGTCGAGGGTTTTAAGCACCACGACATCTCCAGGCAAGAAATCAGCCTTAGGCTCAAAGCTTACTAAGCAAGTTGAACATTGTTCGTCTTTAAATTCGGTGCATTTGCCAGCACATGGGTGTTGTGTTAAATTTGTATTATTCAATTTGATCCTCCAATCAATTTTGAGTAAGCGCAAAAAGCCTGATCTAGTCCATCAGGCTTTTTCATTTTTTAAGCCTGCAGAAAACTTCTGCATTTGTTTGTTTAAAGCCATATCTGCAGCTTTCGCGTTTTCAATGATTCGATTAAGAATTTCACTCGCTTCCGTGTACTCTTGCGGAGTTACCTTCCCATCTTCTAAAACTTCAAAAACTTTCTGATTCGCCTTGCCATTTTCGACATTCATTTGAAGTAATGCCTCAACGATAGTCATCTGGCGATGGTCGCCTTCTTCACCAGCAGGAACTAATACATACCCAAGCATGTGCGCCCACACCTTCAATACAGTCGGATTTCGTGTGAGCAACATGATTGCCTCAAACTTCTTCAGGCTTGGATCATGGTTCTCCATGTTTGGATTGCCGTAATTGCAAATTGTTTTGTGTGAATCACCCGTAACCTGAGCAATATCTTTAGGCTCATAACCTTCTGACTGGTTAATCATCTCGTGTATTGCTAATCGCGTTTCTCTTCTTAGTGTCATGTGAATCCCTGATTTTGTTCACGTTTATCTAAAACATTGACCGAGGCATAATTGGCTATGCAGTGAGTTGTTGGATATTGGCTTTAACCTTCCCTTTTGTTTTGATTTGCAACAAAGCTTGGGTTTCTAGGGATATGCCCTTGCTTCGCCATTTACTAACAGCACCCTTGCTATAGCCGATCTTCTGAGCCAACTCGGAATCTGTTTTAACTTCGTAGTGAAGCTTCAATTCATCTACAGTCATAGTTTACCTTTATAAACTTATAGTTTCCATTAGTAAACCATAAGTTTATTCATATATCAAGATGCTTGTTTACTATAGGAAACTGGAAATGAGGGATTTTGTATGACCAGTATTAGCGACCGTATAATTAAAAGAATGAAGGAGCTGGGTCTTCGACAAACCGCAATAGTTGAAGCTACAGGAGCCACGAAAGGAGCTGTATCTAAATGGGTAGCTGGAACAAACACGCCTAAGGCTGAATTTTTGCCAGCATTGGCAACCGTGCTGAAAACATCTCAAAACTGGCTACTCACTGGTGAAGAAGAAGTAAAATTCAATAATTTCAATATGCAAGACTTTATGAATAAGCATAATTTGAGTGGCAAAGGTGACGCTTCTTTCAATGTGAATGAATTGCACAAGCCAACAGTTATTGATTATGAAACAGAAAATGGGTTTATTTGGATTGATGTTGTGGAAGCTAATTTTTCTTGTGGTGTTGGCGAGTCTATAGAATTTCATTTTGATGTAATTAATGGGAAATTCCCCTTCCCGCCATCATTTTTTCAAAGAAAACATGTTGACCCAAGCTGCATGAGAATTATTAAAGCCAAGGGCGATAGCATGTCTGACTTTATCCATGATGGCGATATGGTTGGTATTGATATTTCTCAAACCGAAATTGTAGATGGTGAAATCTATGCTGTTTACTTTGAGGGAGAGGGAATGATCAAGCAGATATTCAAAGAGGAAGGCGGAAAGCTCACTTTACACAGCCTTAACTCAAAATACAGAGATCGCGAAGTATCTGAGCAAAATGGTTTGAATTTCAAAGTTATGGGGCGTCAATTTTGGCGAGCTGGGTAAATCCCAGCAACCCTATAACAATAAAATATAACTAATTAAATAAATTACTTACAAAACAAAGAGGGTAAAACATGGATAACTTTTTAATAAGACTTAAAGACCATATAGAACATGTAAAAAAAGTAGGCAGTCACTGCTCTACAGAAGAAACAACTAAGCAGGCCCTAATCTTACCCTTGCTAGATATATTGGGATTTAACCCTTACGATCCAACCAAAGTCCTTGCAGAATTTGCTGCCGACTTCCCTGGCGTCAAGGCTACCGAGCGCGTTGATTATGCTCTGTATTGTAACGGCCAGCCTGTTATGTTTATTGAAGCAAAACCTTATTCTTCAGACCTAACAAATCACGCCCCGCAGTTATCTCGGTACTTTAATAGTAGTTTAGGTGTAACTATAGGTGCTATCACAAATGGTAAGGAGTGGCGCTTCTTTACAGACCTCATAAATACAAATGTTATGGATGAAAAACCATTTCTAACAATTGATTTTACGAAAGCTCATCCTGAAGATTTAACACAGTTAGCTGAATTCAAACACGATAATTTTCACGCAGAGAAGCTAAGATTTTTTGCAGAAGAAAACCAATATATCCAGCAATTTAAGACTGTCATTAAAAAGAGTATCAATGAAGTAGATATTGATTTTGTTCGCTATGTAGCACAACAGGCAAACATTCAAAGACAGCTGAATACAAAATTCCTCGAATCAATTCAACCTTTCGTTCAGCAAGCGGTTCAGCAAGCTATAAGCGATACTGTTGTAAAAGGCTTGTCTTCTCCTACCATTATTACAGCTCAACCAGTTGAGCCAAAAGTAATAGAGGAACAACCTAAAGCAACTGAAGTTGCCCCAGAGCCTGATTTTATTGTTAACCCTGATAATGAGAAAATCATTACAACCAAAGATGAGCAAGACTTACTTCGAATTGTGACTGAACTATTTCCTGAAGTGGAACTCGAGGGTCGTGATACAGAGTCCTACTACTCTGTTCTTTATCAAAGCAAAACAAATAGATGGCTCTTTAGGTATGATGTAAATCGCAAACGTCCAACAATTCAGTTCAATGTTACTGTTGATGATTCTCGAAAAACTGAACTTGAACGGGCTGGCCTAGAGGTTCAAAACAATGGGCAAATCTTTATTGAGAAGCCTGAGCATATTTACAGAATGGTCGGTATTCTCAGGGATAGCCTTGAACACTGCATGAATGATGATAACTTTAAGCGTGCTTCTAGCCAATAATTAGAAAATTTAAAACTAGGGGTCTTCCCCTAGTTTTTTCCATCAGGTGACCCGATGAGATCCAAATTACTTTTTACGCTGGTGACACTAATTGTTTTTACTGGTTGCTCAAAACAAGAATCCGCTCCGCCAGCGACCAACTCAAATACATCAGCACAATTCGAGAAGTTAGATGCTGCTATAGATGGGTATCTTGATAAATTAGATAACTCCAAAACCCCTATGGCTGAGCGTAAACAGATCCTCTGCGTTGATTATCCAAATGTTTACAATAAAGAGTATGCACCGCTTTTACTTAAAAATTTTCCTCAAGACTACACTCAATCAAAACTTGATCAGGATCTAAAATTAGCTTTGGATTACTACAAGGGAAAAGACAATATTCAGTGTTAAGGCTCTTATTTCTTAAATCTGAAATGAAAGTTTTATAAGCTACTATCAAGGTCACTTGCACAAGACCTGTAACAACTAAGCAGCGCAAACTAGCCCATCCATGTGATGGGTTTTCTTTTGCATTTCAATCTAAAAAGTTTCCATAAATAAAAATATGTTTCTCTAGGTAAACTATTTTGTTGACTTTAAAGTTTCCTTTGGTAAACTAAATCTCGTAAACACGAAAAAGCCCTGACATCTTGGCGGACACAGGGCTTTGCAAACTTTGCGAGGTCATTATGAATCAAACAATCAAACATAGTCAAATGCCAGAGTTCGAAAAGAACCCGAGCTGTACGACTCAGCATCTTTACCAACCCCCTACTCCTGAAAACACGGTGCAGTACAAATCATCAGGTCTAGCACCTGCTGCACTAATCGCAATTGTTATCGGCACTGCAATCATTTCAGGTTTCACAAGCTGTACTGCTGATCGTCATCAAACCGCTGCTCAAACTGAACACCTTGTTAAAGCGGGAGTTAAGCCATGAATGCAAACTCTAAAGTGGAAACAATAGAAGTTATCAACTTCGGGAAGTTTAAAGGCACTGCCCTTGTTGATCTTAACCATGGATACGTTAATTGGTTGCTTAGTTTAGACAACCTTAATGAGGCTTTGCGCAAAAGCTTAGAAGCATTGTCATGGGTTCAAGAAGCTAATGAACGTGAACGTGCTTTCCAAAAGCGCAAAGCTTTAGCTATTGGCTTGCAGTCTTCACACATCCCTTTACGAGACCGTCGTGCGTATAAAAAACGTATGGGCTGGGTTGGTGCCTAAGGAGAATAATCATGGCTTTACCTATTATTACCGCTGACCAAGCTCTAAACGTAAGTGCAATTATCACTTACATCTATGCAGATCCTGGTCTTGGAAAAACATCACTTGGCTTTACTGCTGATAAAGCTATTTCATTCGACTTTGACCGTGGTGCACATCGTACTGGTGAATTGCGTCGTGGTGCAGTTGTCCCTGTTCAGTGTTGGAAGGATGTTGCAGATCTAACTCCACAAGATCTCGCTCCTTACAACACTGTCGTGATTGATACAGTTGGCGCGATGCTCGAAAGCATTAAAACCCACTTGCTACTCACGGCGAACAATCGCCAAAAAGATGGTGCTTTGAAGTTAAAGGCTCAAGGCTTGGCCAACCAAACTTTCAAGCAGTACATCAACACTCTGATCAGTCTCGGCAAAGATGTTGTTTTCATTGCCCACGCTTCTGAGGATCAAAATGGTGAGCAAATTATTTACCGCCCAGATCTTGGTGGTAAGAACCGCAATGAGCTTTATCGTATTGCCGACATCATGGGTTATCTCACCACTGTAACTACTGGTGAAGGTAAGAATGCCCGTGTAATTAGCTTTAAGCCATCACCAACACACCACGCAAAAAACTCAGGTGCATTAGGTGGTGAAACTGGTGAAGTGTGGGTTCCTGATTTAAAGGTAAACCCAACATTCCTTGCTGATGTAATTGCTCAAGCGAAATCACACATCAACACACTTACCCCTGCTCAACTTGCGACAGCTAAAGCAATTGAAGAGCTTGAAAACTGGAAACAAAGTTGTGAAGAGGTTGAGCATGCAGGTGATTTAAATCAGCTCACTGAATCATTGGAGGATCTGGTTAAAAGTAAACATATCTATGCTGAATCTATGCGCCAGTGCTTGCTACTCCGTGCCAAAGAGCTTGGCAGTAAATTCAACAAACAGACCAACAAATGGGAAAACCCATCTGAGTTTCAGGGTATTTCAGAAGCACATCGTGACCAGTTGCAAGCTTTCATTGATGAGCGTGGCTTAGATACTAAAACAGTCTGTGAATATCTTGGTATTGATTCACTTCTTCAAATCGAAGTTTCACAGATCCAAGCCGTACAACAAGAAATCGACAATCTCGCTAAACAAGGTATGACTGCATGAATGCCATTATTTTAGACACCGAAACTCACACAATTGATGGCTACCCTATCGAGATTTCTCACTCACCTTGCTCTTTTGAGCAGGGTGTTTTGGAGGTTGATCATAATCGTAACTTTGACCAGTACTTCTCATGCCCTGAACCAATTACGTTTGGTGCGATGGCTGTTCACCACATCCTTGAAGCAGATCTGGTTGGTTGTCCAAGCTATGACACTTTCCGCTTACCTGCAAATGTGACTCATATCATTGGCCACAATATCGATTACGACATTCGCGCAATTCGCTTATGTGATTCATCTATCCAGGTGAAGGCCATTTGCACCCTAGCCTTGTCTCGAATGGTTTGGCCAGATGAGTCACACACATTAAGTGCGCTGTACTACCTACTCATGGAAGACAAAGCATTAGCCCGTAGTCATCTACGTAAAGCACATAACGCGAAATGGGACATCTATTTTACTGGTGTGGTGCTCAAAGCAATCGTTGAGAAGTTGGGTATCAAGGATATGCAGTCCCTTTACCTTTTCTCAGAGCAAGCGCGCATTCCAACCAAGATTTCTTTTGGAAAACATAAAGGCATGGCGATTAAAGACCTGCCTTCAGATTACATCGTTTGGTTACTCAAACAACCTGACTTAGACCCGTATTTAGTTAAAGCTTTAAAAGGATAAGAATATGAATATTTTAAATGCTCAAGAAGCTTTCGCAGCTCTACAGAAAGGCAAAACAGTTTTATGTCGTTATGCTGGTGACGGCACACTTCGAGCTGATAAAGACTTCAGCTCTTTGGATCAAATGCCAGCAACGGTTTTTGCCTCATCAAATTACGAGTTTTGTATTCAGTTAGAAATGCTTGAATTGGCTGGAATTACATTTACCAAGCCTTTGATGCTTGAGGAAATTGAAGATGGCCAAGATGTTTATGTCACCAATACTTATGGCCAAACCATCTATATCAGTGAATTCGGCAAGATGACTTGTACTGCACTAATAGACTCTATTAATTCAGGCTTTGTACAACGTGATGAAGAGAATGCCAAACTACAATTGCAGGCACTATCAAAAGCTTTGGGTCGTGAGTTAATTGGCGAATGTCAGGTGGTCAGACTTGGCAATGAAAAACCTAAGAAACGGGCTTCATCCAAGAAAGCCGGCAATGAAGTTAATGCCATCCCTGCAACAGAACCTGAGCAAATTTCTCATGCGGAAGCACCAGAGGAAAACACCTCAAATGATGTTGAAGAAAAGACATTGGCTGAAAATGTAGAACCTCAGCCTGAGATTGACCCACCAGTAGAACATGCGACTGATACAACTGAAGTACAAGCCTCACAAGCAGAAGAAAAAGATGTGGATGCGATAGTTCAACAAGCCCAAGAAGAGCACTACCAAAAACTTTTGAGTGAACTGCTTGAGCGCGCATCAATTGCCAAGACTCCAAATGAAGCAAATGCCTTGTACAAGTACACTGTGAAATGGACTGAAGAACAACGCAAGCCATTAATGGAAGCTATTCATTCTCGCTTGGTTGAGCTTAATCCACCTGTAGAGGATTCATCTTTATCAGTCCGTATTTCGAAAGCCATGGATCTGACTGAATTAGATGCTCTTGAGATTGATGTTTCAGCATGCGATGAGTTCATTCAACCGAAGTTAATGGAAATGGTGAACAAGCGTCGTGCTGAGTTAGATCCATTCTTCAACCCATTGGGGAATGCATCATGAAATTCAAATACTCAACAAGAACCCGAACACTCACAGTGTTTGGGGCAAAGATGGACCACATTTTCCACAATGTAAGTGTTGGTGAAATTGAAGAGCTTGTGATTGATGCGAAATTTAAAGAAGCACGCTGGGTAACACGTTAAAGAAGTAGTTGCCTACTTTAATAGATAAGTAGGCTCTAGATTCGATGTAATTAACTAATTTAATAGATTATTGGGTGGAATGATGGATATTAAGAAAGAACCGTTTTTAAGTAAAGATCAGTATGAATGCCTTGAGTTTCTTAAAACTTTGGGGCTTAACAAGGTGGAATTTGATGAAAATAAGCAAATTATAGGCATTACACGTCAGTCACATTGCGACCTCTCAACTCGTGAGATTGAATTAATAATGCGCGCATGGCAAGCCAAATCCCAAGCGGTGCCTGAAGGGTTTGTTTTGGTGGAAAAGAAAAACCTTCGAGATACATATTACTTAGTTGATAGCGAACACGTCGTTGATCATCCGACTGAATATGAACTGGAATTGGAATGCGGCGAAATAGCAACCCTTGAGAAATGGCAGCGTACCAAGGAAGTAAAGGTATTTTGCGCAAACATTTATTCGGATGAAGATAATTTCGAAGTTGTTGAATTTGAATCAATTGAGGATGCTGAAAAAGCTATTGCAGAAAACAAAGTAATGCTTGAAGCACTGGAGCAATCAAATGGATAAGGTTTATAAAATTGAAACTATTGGTGACTTTCTAAAGATTCCATCTGATCGTGTTCGAGTGTGCTTCATGGAAATGGCTGATCATTTTGAGCAACTTAAGGCGGGTTTAGAGTTGTTTGATATTGAACCTACTGGTGCTGAAATTAAGACCTTTACTTGGGAAGATGATGGAAAACAAGACTTCAGCTTAACTTTAAATTGTGAAGATGGTCGTTCTACGCAAATCAAAATCACCAAAGAAGCACAGGTGCAAAGTCATGAATGAAAACAAAATGCTTGTGATCAATCATATTGAGCCTGTTGGCTTGATTGCAGAAAACGGCTCTGATTTAGCAAAAGCTTTTTGCAATCTTTATTTTGTTCAAGCTGTAAATGAAATTGCTGATCAAAATGACATTGAAGCGATTCATTTTATGGGTAGCGTTGCAGGATATGCCTTATGCCAGATGTTCAGCCAGAATATCAAACTTGATCAACTTGACTCTGTATTAGCTCAACTTCGTAGCTATGTAATTCAAACACAGGGGGCTTAGTCATGAAAGCGAATGAGTTTGTTAAAAAGCATGGTTGGGATGCTGTAATTAATGCGGTTAAAAGTACAAATGCGGAAGAAACAGCGACTTTTGAAAGCACTAATTTAGATCCAATATTATCGAAAAGTGGAGAGGTAATTAGGTTTAATGTGAAGGTTCACAGAATCAAATATGAAGAAGTAAAACGCCTTGTTGAATCATATGAGTTGATCAATGGTTTGGGTGGATACGAGAAGGCTAAAAAAGCTTTTGATGAACTTTGTGAGCATGAAAAAGATTTAATCACATGTGGTCGAGTTGTGTTAACTAAAAATGAGTTGTCTGATGCTCTCCTTGAATACCGCAGAGCAAATAATATTTTTGAGATGGATGATTACATTATCCATGATGGTGAATTAAAGGTTTTTGCGATGTGGTCAACTGCTATTGAGGGCTGTGCTTATATTGGTTATGCGTATGCGGAAGATGGAGAAATGGCTGATAAGGATGAATTCCGACACGCCACCGATGAGGAAATTGAAGCTGGCAAAAGACTGGATAGTTTGAAGGAGGCAACCTGATGAATATTGATCGTCGCGTACGAGCGAAAGAATTTATGCAGCTCCTTTCAATTAAAAAGGATGCATTTTACAATAAAGTGAAGTTGGGTGAGATTGAGCAACCGGTGCGGATCAATAAGAAAGATGTCTTTTGGCATGAGTCTTATGTGAAGCAAAAAGTTGAAGAATTTAAACCGAAAGATTTAGCCTGCTCTTAGCAGGCTTTATTTTATGTATTGATTTTTAAAAAACGGGTAACCTAGCGGGTAACATCAACAATAAAACAAATACAATTCAATATAATCAATAACTTAAATAGCAAATGTGTATTTGCAATAAGAATATTCACAAAAAACTCGCTTTAAAAAGTGACTGACTAGAACATTTCATTGAATTATATGTGAAATTATATATATTAGCGCTCAATATCTATCACTAAATGAGTGCCTTACAATGATTAAAACTTTATCATTTCGTAGTGTTTTGGGATTTGGTCTTGCAGTTTTATTTACTCAAGCAGTTAACGCAAATGATGGTTTAAGCCCAGAAGAAGCAAATAGCATTGTAAAAGAAGATATCGCTTCCACCCAAATTATGGCTGAAGTTTGCCCTGCAGTTATTGGGAAAAATGCAAAATTAGATGCAAATGTAAAATTACTCACGCAAATGTATTTAAAAGACTACACTGGCTCAATGACTTTAGATCAACTGCAAGCTGATCCAGAGTACAAATCTATTTTGCAAGAAACACGCAAAGCTGCCCAAGAAACCAGTAAAGAAGAACAACAAGCTGTATGTATGGATGTTGTTGAATATCAAGCGTAA